AGCTCAGGGATGAACAGGGGATTGATCGTAGGAGATCTCTTGCTTCATTAACGTCCATTGTTTATTCCTCTCCATGGTTTCTGCGCCACGTGTGAATCAGGTTGTGGTGATGCCAGCACAATGTGATCCCGTTCGATGGGTTGTACCGCTGGCCAACATCGGCAGTCCATGGCACAATGTGATGAGCTTCAATGCGATCTGTACTTCCGCAAAGCCTGCAGGCGAACCCGTCCGCATTTTTGACCTGGTACGCCCACTTTGAACGCCTGTTTTCCTCGATCTTGTTCCTGTCGAAGTTTTCTTCGTGCGGCACAGGCTTCGACAGTCCACAATCGCAACAGTTGAAGCGATACTGGATTGAATCATTTGCACATACGATTCTGGTGTAAACAATATTTGCGCTGTTGCAGTCGGGGCATTTGTCGTATTTCCGAAAATAGCCGCCGTCTACAAGCTCTCCAACCATCAGAACGCCCCCTTCGTGAACGCCTTCTTGGCGACCGCCTCTTCCTTGTCGAAGAAGTTCTTCACGCGATTGCTCTGCTTCGTTGTGCCGTCCTTCCCGGTGTACTCCTCGACATACACCCGGCAGCGCCCGGTCTCGCCGTCGCAATGAATCAGCTGGCGCCACTTCGTGGGCTCGCCGTGCTTCTTCAGCCCGATGGAGCGGAGGAAGGCCGCGGCCTTCCATTCCAGGCGTTCGATGAGATAGATGTTTTCCACGCAGAGCGCCTTGCCCAGGCTTCCGCCGTCCACGCGCAGGAAGACCTTCGCCATGTTGCAGGCCGGGATCTTGGCGCTGCCGTTGTACCAGCTCTGCTCCGTCTTGATCACCTCGAAGGGATAGTTGCCCTCCGGCAGGATCGTGCTTTCTTCGCCCGAGTATTCGCCGTCGTTCGTGATCTGGTCGTCCCAGTCAATAATGCGTTCGTCCGCCATGTTCAATCCTCCTTAAAACGGCAGGTCGTGCAGTTTGGTCTGGCAGGCGCGGTTGACGCTTTCCCATGCGTCGATCAGCACGCCCTCGATAAAGTCTGTCTCATAGTCCGGGATCTGGGTTGATAGGTCATAGTAGCCCTTTTCCGCCACAACGCCCTGGATCAGCGCGGGATCCGGCATCCGGTCGCGCATCATCAGCTGCCATAGCTGCTCCAGCAGCCTGTCCTTGTCCGGGTTGTCGCTGCGCAGGCTGTCCGGGCGCTCCGGCGCGCTGGGCTCCGGCACTTTCGCCGCTTTCTTCACGGTCGCGGCCTTCGTGGGCTTCACCGGCTTCGGCTCCGGCGGGATCTCCACCGCCTGCACCGGCTCCGCCTCGCCGAACAGGTGCGCGATCTCCGCGAAATCAAACGGCATCTCGTCCGGGAGCCCGAAGCGGTTCTTCGCGTCCCAGCACGCGCTGTGATTCGCGTACATGATGCGCTTCTGACCCCCGCGGCCCTTCTTCGTCTTCCCGTCGGAGTCGGTCACGATGTCCGTCTTGTAGTTGACGAAGAGCAGCATATCGACCCATTCCTTGACCAGGGGCGCGATGTTCTTTTCGTTGAGCTTCAGCGTGTAGCGGTCGTAGCTCCCCATTTCGTCCGGCAGCTCGAACTTGCGGATCATGCTGTGGCACACCAGCACCACGTTGATCCCCTGTTCGATCACCCGGTCGAGGTGGTCGAGCAGCTGCTGCAGCTTCTGTTTGGCGTAGACGTAGCCCTTGCCGTAGCCGATGTCCTCGATGTTCTCGATGTGCTTCTCTTCGCACACGGCGCGGAAGATCAGCCGCTCCAGCCAGTCCACCGTGTCGATCACCACCGTGCCGATCTGATCTGGGTGGGCGATCACGTGCGTCAGCTGGTCGAAGACATCCTTCAGCGTGGCGGGCGGGTCGAAGCGGGCCACGTCCATGTGCTTGGTGCTCCCCTCGGTGTCGATAAACACCGCGCCGGGGAAGCGGGAGGCGAAGGTGGTCTTCCCGACGCCCTCCGTCCCGTAGATGCCGACCCGGATCGCTGTCCGGATCGGGCCTCTGGTAATGTCCATTGAATCCTCCTTCATTCTGTGCTATACTGACTTTGGTTCTCTCTCATCCGGGCCGGTGATGCTGCTACATCGCCGGCCTATTTTTCGTCCACGCTGTCCAGGCCGAGCGCAATTCCCGAATATTTGCAGTCCTGCGCGTCGTTCCCCGGCACCTCGTGCGGGAGTGTCTGTTCGATCAGCTGCCGGTATGGGCAATGCCGCGCCTCCGTCGCGGTTTTGCTGCAGAACAGGCACTCACTTCCGAGCAGGTGGCTCAGCAGCTCGTTCAGCGCCTTGGTGGGCACGCAGCAGTAGGGCTGCACCGTGCCCGGCGCCCAGCTGGGCTCGACCTTGATGTAACAGCGCGTATTGCCGAGATCTGTCTTGATCTGCTGGAGCTTGTTGTAAGGCACCGTCGCCAGCAGATTGTCGGTCACGCTGGCGGCCTTCGTCTCGATCAGGCGGAGGTCGCGCCAGGTGCCGTCCCCGGCCTGCAGCGCGCGCTTGTGCAGGCGCTCCAGCGCTGCGCTGAACGTGCTCACGATCCCGAAGACCGTCTGCATCGCGCCGTATTCCTTACCGCTCAAAGGCGTCCTCTGGGCCATATCCACCACTTTCCTTCCATGCCCTGTAATGCTCGGCCTTATGCTTCAGGATCCACCGCATCGTCATCCCGGCCTTGAACCTGTCCGGGATCCGGCTCTCCCACAGCTCGTCCACGGCCATGTGGTCGAGGTTCTTTTCGTTCACGCCGAGGAAGTCGGCCATGATTTCGTATTGCCAGTCATAATCCCAGACGTAGCAGAGCACCTCCTCGTGCGTCAGCGTGGAATCCGGATCGGAGCCGAACCGCTCCCACCACTCATTCACCGCCACAGCGTCCATTCCGCAGTAGCTCAAACGCTCACCCCCATCTCATGCCAGGCCCACTCTGCGGCGAGCCTGACCGCTGTCTCTTCGCTCATCCCGAGCGCGTCCATGGTTTTGGTTTCAAATTCCCTGCTCCACCGGTCTGCCAGGCTGCAGGCGTGATAGACCGTGTCGTAGGAATAACCGATCGCCGCCGCCAGCCAATGCTGATTCAGCCCCCGGTTGCGCAGCACCACGGCGATCCAGGGCCCGAAGAACGGGATCGTGCACGTCCCGCGCGGCAGCCCCCTGGGGCGCCTGCTGGCTTCCGGCTTCGGGAGCTTCTCCTTCGGCCTGTGCCAGGCTGTGCTGCGCTTCATCCGCCGGAGGTATTCCAGTCCCCATTCGCAGGGGCTTTTGCAGTCCTCGCAGAGCTGATAGCCGCCCTCCTGCGCTTTCCGGCACATGTGGATCAGCAGCGTCAATTTGTCCTGGCATTGCTTCGGGGTGATCTCCGGCGCCGGCACGGTGGCCGTCTCCACGCGGGTGATTTTGGTGTAGATCTGATCCTCGCGCTCCGGCAGCACGATGCGGATGCCTTTCACAGGATTGTCCATCAGAAGATCCACCCCTCGACCTTGTGTGTGCAGTAGCCCACCTGGATGGTGCCCTCAGCGTTGGGCACGATGGCCCAGCGGATCAGCGCCCACTTCAGCTTGCGGGCCAGGTACCGGGCGTGCCCCCACCAGCTGGGGCGCGGTTTGATGGGCGTGCACCAGTACAGCTCCTCCACCCACCAGGCATAGTCTTTCTTCATGTCGTCCTCCTTAGTTATCGTACCAGCGCAGGAAACCGATGCGCGGGATCTTCATTCTCGTCCCGACGAAGGTAAACGGGTAACCGATCCGCTCCGGGTGCAGCTTGGCCGTCAGCCGGATGGTCTGCGGATCACTCCCCAGGGCGCGGGAGATGTCCTGCGGCGTCAGGAACGCCTTTTCGCTCGCCCTGATCTCATCGATGGTCATGATGTGCCCTCCTTTGGTATTTGCGTGATTTTTAATCACACATTTGGGCAAAAAAAACCCGATCACGGTCTTCCCCGTTGCTGATCCCGAGCATCGTGCTCAGGATGCTGATCTCCGACGCCTTGAACTCCGTCTGTCCGCTCACCTTCTTGGCAAAACCGGCGTACGTTAAGCCAAGCGCATCGGCGAGCTTTGCCTTCTTCAGGCCGCTGTCCCTGATGTACTGCTCCAGCAGTTCGGTATTGGTCATCTGCTACCCTCCTTTTCAGTTGTTTGTGTGAGAAATTCTCACCTTCGTCATATTACCACCGCATGATGTTCCTGTCAATAGAAAATTGAAAATTTTGTTGCATTTTTTTCACACTCGTGTTAGAATAACTCACACCAGAAGGAGGGGTAAGCATGACAATCGGTGAGAACATCAAACGCCTGCGCGAAGAGCGTCACATGTCGCAGCTGGAACTGGCACGAGCTGCCGGGTACAAGGACAGATCCTCAATCAGCCGGATCGAAGGCGGCGACAATGACCCAACGCAGAAGTCGCTGGCCAAGATTGCGATAGCGCTTGGTGTCCGCCCTTATGAGCTGTTCCCGGCTTTCGTGAACACCATGTCGGCAGATGAAGCGCCCACCGCTGCCAGCCTGACAACGGAGGAGCTGATGCTGGTCAAGGCGTACAGGGAAGCAAAGGAATCATATCAGGCACTTGCGATGGAGTTGCTGGTCGAACACAAAAAGGAGGAGTAACCATGACAAGAACCAAATCTCGCGGTAACGGACAGGGCTGCGCTTACAGGCGCGGTCGGACATGGGAGGCGCAGGTGGTCGTCGGGTACCGCCTGCCTGATGACGACAGCAAGCAACCAGTCCCGATCAAATTAAGAAAA